CCAAATAGAGGTAAACTAAAGTAAGATATGCAAGAAGTACTTTTTATAAATGGCGACTATATGAAGCGATATAGCCACCTAAACGGCTCAGTAGAAGAAAGCTATATAGTTAGCCACCTTTTACTAGCTCAGGATAAGTATATACAAAGCTTTCTAGGTACTAGGCTATTTACCAAGCTAAAGAACGATATAGCGGGCGGTACTATTACCGGTAACTACCAGGTACTTCTAGAAACTTATGTAAGAAAATGTACCCTTTGGTGGGGTATGGTAGAAATGATACCTAGCCTATATATACGTTTAGATAATGGGGGCCTAGTTATTAGAACTAGCGAAGATACGACCCCTATAGGCACCCAGGACCTACACCGAGAAATAGACCGAGCCAGGACAAACGCACAGTTTTACACTGAAAGAATGATAGACTACCTATGTAATAATAGCGCTTTATTTCCTGAGTATAGCCTAGCAGAAGGGGCCGAAATGGGAGCCGAGAAGAAAGCCTACTTTATAGGTGGTATGGAAATTAGCCAGGGGGCAAAGTACACTAAAGAAAGAGAAAGATACAGCTGGATTTTAGACCGATGAGAAAGGACAAAGAAAAAAATGTACTAAGGCTAAAAAAATGGATAGCAGAAAATGAAAGAACAGATAAACTGGGCGCTAAACAATGTAGCCAGCGTAAGCGTATTAACCGTAGTTAATTTGCTAGATATTATACCCCCAGTAGTAGGGGTAGTAGGTGGCCTAGCTGTAGCCTGGTATAATATCGAAAAAGCGATAAGCGTAAGGAAAGAACGTACTAAAAAGTAAGATATAAATACCCTATATTATGATATATATAGTAAGCAGCTTAGTGATAGGCTTTGTAATGAGTATAGCTATATACTTTTTTAACTTGCACAAGGGAACGATAAAGGACCGAAATAAGAACTTTATACCCGACCCAGTAGACGAAGCAGCTAAAGAAATAAAGCGAAGAGCTAAAAAAGCGGCAAAAGAAGCTGAAGACGTAGTAGAAGCTATAAAGGGTAAGAAATGAAGTACTTTCAATACCAAGAATTCGACAGCCCCGACCTACCAGGAAGTGGTAATATAGTAAGCCAAAAGCTTATAAATAAGTTAGAAGAAGCTAGAGAAATAGCGGGTATACCTTTTATAGTGAATAGTGGGTATAGGTCCATAGCCTGGAATAAAAAAGTAGGGGGTAAGCCTAACAGCAGCCACTTAAAGGGCCTAGCTTGTGATATTGCCGCAAGCGATAGTAAGACCAGGTACAAAGTATTAAACGCTTGTATAAAGGCTGGCTTTAAGCGTATCGGTATAGCTAAGGGCTTTATTCACGTTGATATAGACGAAAGCAAAGTAAGCGGGGTAATATGGCTGTACTAAAGCGGTTATATTTCGATATAGAAACTAGCCCTAATATAGGCTACTTTTGGAAGGCTGGCTATAGGGAGCGTATAAGCCCTGAAGCTATAATAGAAGAGCGCAAAGTAATTTGTATATGCTGGAAGCTAGAAGGAGAAGAAGAGGTACAGTATGTAACCTGGGACAAAAAGCAAAATGACTACAAAGCTATAAAGACCTTTATAGAAGTAGCTAATAAAGCAGATATACTAATAGCTCATAATGGGGACCGTTTCGATGTACCCTGGATAAGAACTAGAGCGCTTTACCACAGGCTAGAGTGGCCACCTAAGCCAGTTACTACAGATACACTAAAAAGGGCCAGGGGTAACTTTAGGTTTAATTCTAATAAGCTAGACTACATAGCTAAGTACTTAGGAGTAGGCGAAAAGCTAGAAACTGGCGGCTTTGATCTTTGGAAAGATGTAATAAGCGGCAACGAAGAAGCGCTACAGCGAATGGTAGACTACTGTAAAAGAGATGTAGTAATACTTGAAAAAGTACACCAGGAGTTTATAAACTATGTACCAATAACTAGCCACGCTGGAGCCTTTAAGGACGGTAAAAAATGGACTTGCCCGAGATGTGCTAGTAAAGAGGTAAACCAATTTAACAAAAGAAGTACAGCTACTGGTATTATCAAGTACCAAATGAAATGTAAAAAATGCTACGGCTATTACACTATTAGCGGCAAAGCCCACAGCGAGTACTTAAAGAGTAAAAGAAATGGAAAGAAATAAAAAGCCCTTTAAAGAAACTAAAGTAGGTAGCTGGTTAAAGAATAAATTTCCTGATGTACTAGAGGTAGCAGCAGACCTAACAGGAATAGAAGCGCTAGACGTAGTAGGCAAGCTTATAGAAGGTAAAAAAGTAAGCCAAGAAGACAGGCTAGAATACCTAAAGCTTAGACAAGAATACGAGCTAGAGCTACTAAGGCTAGAAGTAGATAACGTAAAAAGCGCTAGAGAAAGAGAAGTAGGAGTAGTACAAGCTACTGGAAAGCCTGACGTAGCACAGTGGACGGTAGGTATAATAGGTTTAGCTATTAGCTGTACGGTTATATATGTAGGGCTATTTACAGAAATAAAAGAAGAGAAGATATACTACCACCTACTAGGAATAGTAGAAGGGGCTATACTTCTTTCTATCTTTAACTATTACTTTGGAAGTAGCAAGGGTAGTAAAGATAAGGACCAGCGCTATAATAGGTAAGGCTAAATTTAGTATATTAGCCTTTGCACTTGGTTACTTATAGAGGTTTAGTACTTTGTGTTTTGTTTTGTTTTGGCCCTGGGTGAATACCTGGGGCTTTTTTTATACCCTTGAATACCACTAAACGCAAGGAAACTAAAAATAATTTAGAAAAAAATGCTATACTTTTTGGATATATGAAAATAAAAGCCTTATCTTTGGAAACAAATAACGGGGGCTAAGCGCACCAAATAGACTAGGGCCTAGACTTTCTTTCGTGTGATATGCCCCCTATATTAACTTTAAAAAGCAAAACAATGAGCAAACGAATGAAACTACCAGTAAGAAACTTTTTTAAAGCTATCCAAGCTGAAGCAAAGTATAATATAAACGAAGAAGGCGAGCCACAGCTAACTATATCTATAGAAGCTTTAGACCGTTTATATGAAGCTGGTATGCAAGCCGAGAAGCGCCACCTGGGGTACGCTTATACTGAAGGTATGTACGATATGAGAACGTATATAAATGGCAAAGAAAAAAGCCTACTAGTACAGCCACCTTACTACAGCCAGTATATAGAAAATAACTACGATAATGACTAGCCTAATACACCAGCTGGTAAAAGAAGGTACAGCTACTACAGATAGTATAGACCTTACCGACCTTAGATATATGGCAGAAGTACTACTTATAGACTTTAATATATATGATAGCCAAGTAATTATAAAAGCAGAAAATAACAAAGTAAAAATAACACTATGCAAAACACAGTAAAAGAAGTAACTAGCAAAAATGAAACTTACCAGGGTCCCAGCGGCTTACTGTATAAGTTTAAGTACACCTTTGAAGACGGCCTAGAGCTAACAGCTAACCACCAAACCGAGCAAAGCCCTTTTAAGCCTGGGGACCAGGTAGAAGTAACTGTAAGGGGGGAAAGCCAGTACGGTAAGTATGGAGCCGTTAAAAAGCTAGAAAGCTACCAAGCTAGTAGCGGTGGCGGTAAAAGCTATGGGGGCGCTAAGAGTAAAGACCAGCAAGACCAAATAATGAGGCAAAGTAGTTTAAAGGCCGCTGTAGAAGCTTTAGGGCTAGGTATGGAGCCAGTACAATATACAGGCCTGGCTGAATACTTCTATAATTATGTTAGTCAAGGAATAGTAGAAGCTAAGAAAGGGGGCGAAGATGTACCCTTCTAAAAAATATATGCACTACGACCCAAAGCAAAAGGCTAAATATATTAAAGCGGCTTTAGAATTAAAGGCCCAGGGAATGACGATAAAAAAGGCTAGCCAATTATTACAGGTAAAGTATGAAACCTTAAAAGGCTGGGTATATGAGTATAACAACTATATTACCACAGGTGAGCTAGGTAATAGGGGTATAAGTAATGCTTTGCCCTACCTAGAAGTAAATAACCTCGAGCTATTTGATAGCAATTCACAGCCAGCAAAGAAAGAAGTAAAGAAAGAAGTACAACTAATCGAATTAGAACAACCTAGAAAAATAACTATACTATGGGGACTGATAACAATAAATTAAACATAAACCACCTTATAGCCTACTACGGTAGTAAGGGTAACCTGGCTAAAGACCTGGAGATAACTAACAGCAAGCTAACAGCTTTACTAAAAGATAGAAGAAAGCTACTATACTACTTGCCTGAGTTTATAGACTATACCAAGCTAACAGCTGGCGAAATTCTAAATATGCTACTTTCAAAAGATGAATAGCGAGCAAAAAGTACTAGACGCTAGTATAGGTGGAAATACTAGAAGGGGTATAATGATCATAACTAAGCTAAACCCTGAAGAAGTAGACAAGGCTATAACTAGGCTATATATACAGGAAAGAATAGGGTATAGTAGCGGGCGCTGGTATGCAAGAAGCAAAAGAAAATAGGGGCGCTTTGCCCCTTTTTTATAACTTCGTAAAAACAAAACACAAGAAAATGGAATACTTAACCTGGTTTAAATTTAGCCCCGCCCAGTGGTTTATGGGCAAAATACAAAGATGCAGCCTAGAAGCTCAGGCCGAATATATAAGGCTATGCTGTATATATTGGAACAAAGGCGGCAACCTATCTACTGAAGACGCAAAAGAAGAAGCTGTAGTAAGCTACCACGAGCTACTGAAGTATAAGGTAATAACTGAAGAAGAAGGCTATATAGTTATATCTTTCCTAGATGCACAGCTAGAAGAGGTAGAAAATAAGCACTTCAAAAGGGTAGAAGCTGGCCGTAAAGGGGGTAAAGCAAAAGCTAGCAATGCTAAAGCAATGCCTAGCAATGCTAAAGAAAGCTATAGCAAACCGAAGCAAGTTCTAGCAGATAAGATAAGAGAAGAAGAGATAAGAGAAGATAAGAAGAGAAAAGAACAGAATAGAATAGAATACCCTTGGGGGGGCGATTTTATTTTTTTGTGGGACCAATGGAAAGAATACAAAGCCAAAGAGCATAGCTTTAAGTATAAGAGCGCACAAAGCGAGCAAGCAGCTATAAATAAACTGGTAAGGCTTAGCGAGGGCCAAGAAGAAAGCGCTAAAAAAATAATTTTGCAAAGCCTAGAGAATGGCTGGAAAGGTTTTTTTAATTTAGACCAAAACAACAAAACACAAAACAATGGAACTACAGAACTACCAACAAGCGAATGGCTTACAACTAGCTGAGAAGCTAGGGGTAAAGAAATTTAAGGACCACTACGAAGCCTTCAACCCACAAAGGACCGTATCTATACTAAAGAAGCAATACCCCCAGGAAGTAAAGCTATACTTGTACGTTCAAGTAGCTAAGCTTTCAGAATATATAGATGCTAAAAAAAGGCTTAACGGACCCGAAGAGTACCAGCTAGCGGTAGATGCGCTACTAGACTACGGCCAAAGCTGGAGCCTGGAACACTTTAACCTACTTTTTCAGAAAATAATAAGGGGCGAATATAAGATATACGAGCGCTTAAAAGTGGCCGAGCTTTTAGACTTCGCCCGACAATACGAAAGCCTGGTATGTGATGCTAGAGAAAGATACATAGAGCAAAAGAACAAGCCAGCTATAGAAGTAAAAGAAGTAAAGTATACCCCACCACAAGACAAAATAAGCGATAAGCTAAGGGGTACTTTAAGCGTACAGGACCACCTAGAAAGAATGGGGGCGCTTGGCTTAATTGAACAAAAAGAAGTTAATAAACTTAAAAAAGACCTAGAAAATAAGTAAATAATTTTACTATATTTGAAAATAGCCTAAAGCGCTAGGGCTTAGTGTTAGCGTTAATCTTGCCTAAAGGGGGGCTAATGTTTTACGATATTTACGGGACCCCCCCCTTTTTTTTTACAAAACAAAACAGAACAAATGAAACTAAGCTACAGTAAACTAAAAGCCTTTAGTAAAAGCCCTAACCACCTTTTACAATATCTAAAAAGGGACCAGGAAACTACACCAGCTATGCTAAAAGGGTCCGCTTTACACTGTATGGTATTGGAGCCTGAAGAGTATAGAAGAAGATACGGTACAGCGCCCCAGGTAGATAGAAGAACTAAAGAAGGTAAAGCTATATATAATACTTTCCTAGAAGATAACCAGGGCAAAGAAATACTACCCTATAACGACTACGAAGAAGTACTAAAAATGGCCGAAGCTGTATATAACAATACCCTGGCTATGGAGCTACTAAATAGTACACAAAAAGAGCTAGAGCTAGAGAAAGAATACAGGGGAGTAACTTTGCGGGGCTTTTTAGATTTTAAGGGTATAGGCTTTATAGGGGACCTTAAAACAACTACAGACGCTAGCCCCAAAGCTTTTACTAGAGATAGCTATAACCTTCTTTACCACTTACAAGCCGCTGTATATTGCGAGCTTACAGGCTATAATGACTTCTATATAGTGGCGATAGAAAATAAAGCCCCTTATAATGTTCAATTATATAGGCTAGACCTTGAAGCAATAAGCGAAGGTAAAAAGCTACTAAATAGCCTTATAGATAACTTTCTAATATGGGACGGCCAGCCACAAGGATATAGCGATAAAGTAGAAATATTAGAGCTACCTAAATGGGCTTAATAGCCGATATTTAAAGATATAGGCTTTATAGCCAATATAGCGCCCTTAGCTCAGTAGGTCAGAGCGTCGCACTCATAATGCGAGGGCCCCAGGTTCAAGCCCTGGAGGGCGCACTAAACAAAACAAAATACTATGAAATACGAAAAGAACAACGTCCGATTATTGCAAGGCGATTTGAATATTCTATTAAGCAAAACTTGCAGCAAAACCAATAAATGCTAAATAGATTGCTAAATAGAATTACAGAAAATGAAAGAATACATAGAAGGCTTACTACATATATTAGCCACTGAAGAAGAAGAGTATAATATATACCACGAAGAAAAAGAGAAGTATATAACTTTCTATAAGCCACTTAGTTATACTAAAAAAATGAGTATCTTAGAGGAAATTAAGCTATGCCTAAAAAGCCTACAAGAAAGAAAATAGTAAAGGACCTAGATGAAGCCTTCAGCATATATATAAGGCTTAGGGGCGCTGACAGCGAAGGCTATAATACTTGTTATACTTGTGGGGTACAGAAGCACTACAAGGAACTACAAGCGGGCCACTTTCAGACTAGAATGAAGTACAGTATAAGGTGGAATACAACCAACGTACAGCCCCAGTGTAGAAGATGTAATAAAACTAATGGGGGGCAGCAATATATATACGGCCTTAAATTAGACCAGGACTTCGGACCAGGTACAGCGGACAGGCTAGTATATATGGGTAACCAGTTAGTAAAGTATAGTAATTCTGAGCTACTAGAGCTGACCCACAAATATAAAGCCCTGGTTAAACTATGAGCCTAGACAGCTATATAACGGCTAACTATGATAAGCTTGTAGCTTATGCTAGTATATATAGTAAAGACCCCTACGACCTTGTAAGCCACACATATATAAAAGTAGTAGACGCTGGCTTTTACTATGTGAATGAATATATGACCGAAGCCTACCTAAAAAGGGCTATAAAGATAAACGCTACAAGGGGGGACTTTAAAAAGCTTTATAAGATAGAACACCAGGAGCTGACTAATATACCCGAAGAGTTTAATATAGACAGGCGAATAGCTATAGAGAAAATAGATACTATAATAAGAAGGCTAGACTACTTCGATAGAACTATTTTTGAGCTATACCTAATGGGCGAAAATATGAAAGTACTAAGTGATGAAAGTAAAATACCTATAAGCACAATATACCACACACTGAGTAAAGTAAGGCAAATAATAAAAAGTACTGTATGATATTCACAGACCGAAACACTAGAAACCAACGGCTAGAAATTTGTAAAGATTGCCCCCACTACATAGAAAGTACTAGAACTTGTGGCCCCCTTATAATAGGAGAAGACCAAGGCGAGCTAGTAAAGATAGACGGTAGAAAAAGAAAGGTAAGGCTTTGCGGCTGTATAATGCCAGTAAAGACCAGGCTAAAAACTTCTAAATGTCCTTTAGGTAAATGGGGTAGCCTGGTAGATGCTGAAGCCCTGAAAGCCTTAAAGATATTTGTACAAGAAATGGAAAGCAAAGGAGCGATAAAGAATAGGAATATACAGCCCTTTGTAGATGCTTATAACAAAGCCTTTGATACCAATAAGAAATATACCAGCTGTAGCACTTGTATAAAACAAATGTACCAGGAAGCAAAAGAAGCGCTAAAGTGATAGACCTAAAAATAACTATAGGTATAATTATAGTAGTTACTATGCTTTTCGATATACTAAGTACTGGAAGGGCGCAAATAAAAGATATTATTATACTAGTTCTAATAATCGCTAGCCTATGAAGATTTTACTACCAGCCTATTTAGACGGCTTTAGCCCTAGGAAAGATAGAAGTATAAGTATACGCTTTGTAACCCAGGAGCAAAGCCCACAGCAAGCGGCCCAAATATACCAGCTACTAGATAGCTATGGCTACCTATACTTTAGAGCTGAAGAGAAGCTAGACAAAGAAACGATAGCAGAACTAGACAAGCTAGAAAGCGATATATACGACAGTCCTAAAACACAAAGCCAGCGTATAAGAAATAACTTATATGTGAACTGGGACCAGAATAAAGAAGGCTACGCTAGATTTGCTGACTACTACAGGGCGAAAACTGAGCAAATAATAAGCTTTATTAAAAGCAAAAGAGAAGCTAATATCTAGGTAATTAGATAACTAATTTATACTAATTTATGGACGGTAGAAAGAACAACAAAGGGACCAAAGGCAACAACGGTGGAAGGCCCCCGAAAGCTGTAGAGGTGAAAGCCTACGAGCGGGGGCTGGAAGCTATTATAGAAGAATATGGGAGCGAAGGTAAGTACTGGGCTATGATAGCACAAAAAGCCCTAGATAGCTTTCCACACTTAAAGCTACTTACTGAATACACCTACGGCAAAGCCCCTGAGAAGATAGATATAACAAGCGGCAACCTACCTATAAAGCCGCCTAGCTGGTTTAATGAGTAAAGAGCCTACTACATACTATAACGCTAAACAAAGCCAGGCCAGGGTACAAGTACACCAGGGGGGTACTAGAAGCGGTAAGACGTATAGTATTATAAAGGTACTTATAGAGTATTGCTACTTTAATGCAAATGCTAACCAGGTTATAACTATTTGCCGTAAGACGTACCCAAGCCTTAGAGGTAGTTCTATGCGGGACTTCATAAATATACTACTAGAAGAAGGTATATACAGCGAAGCTAACCACAATAAGAGCGAAGGCACCTATAAGCTGTACGGCAACTTAATAGAGTTTATAAGTATAGACCAGCCACAAAAAGTAAGAGGGCGAAAAAGAGATATACTATTTATAAACGAAGCCAACGAAATAACCCTTGAAGACTGGCGGCAGCTTATACTTCGGACCAGGAATAAAGTAATAATAGACTACAACCCCAGCGAAGAGTACCACTGGATATACGACCAGGTACTAACTAGGGCCGATGTAGATTTTTTTAAAACTACTTACTTAGATAACCCCTACCTGGATAAGAATACTATAGCCGAAATAGAGCGCCTTAAAAAAGTAGATGCTAACTTTTGGCGGGTATATGGGCTAGGTGAAAGGGGAGCAAGCCAGGCTACTATTTTTACCCACTGGAAAGAAATAGACAAAATACCCGAAGGCTGGAAGCTATTTAATATAGGCCTAGACTTTGGCTATACCAATGACCCTACAGCTATAGTAGCTATATATACGGACGGTGAAGGCTACCTTATGGACCAGCTAGCCTATAGTACTGGCCTTTTAAATAGTGATATAGCCAGGATATTAGAAGGCTATAACGTACCAGTAGTAGCAGATAGCGCTGAGCCTAAGAGTATAGCCGAAATACATACTAAAGGAATAAACATACACCCTTGCCAAAAAGGCCCCGATAGTGTAAGAAGTGGTATACAGTTTCTAAAAAGTGTACCCCTATACATTACTTCTAGTAGTATGAATGGAATAAAGGAGCTTAGAAACTACAAGTACCAAGAAGATAAAAATGGGAAAGTAACTAACCAGCCAGTAGACGCTTTTAACCACTTTATAGACGCTGCGAGATACGCTATAACCTGGAAGCAACTAAGGCCGAACTACGCTAAATATGCTGTAGGATAGGCAAGTAAATACACAATTTTGTTATATAACTATGAAGCTAGAACTACCAGCAAGCACTAAAGAAATAACTATAAGGCAAGCCCAAAAGCAAGGCGAAAGGGACCTAGACCTATACGAGCTTGTAAGTATATATGCAGATATAAGCTATAAGGATATAAGGAAACTACCTAAAGCTTTAGTAGAAGAGGGGGCCGCTTATATAAATAGGCTTATAGCCACACTAGATAACAAGCTTAGAAGGGTAATAACTATAGACGGTAAAGAATACGGCCTAATACCTGACTGGACCGAATTTACTACAGGCGAATATATAGATGCTGAAGAGTACCTAAAAAACCCTATCCAAAATGCACATAAAATAATGGCTATAATGTATAGACCTATCACTAGAAGAGTAGGCAAAGCTTATGAGATAGAAGAGTACCAAGGCACTAAAAAAGCCGATATATTTAAGGCTTGCCCTTTGGAATACTATAACGGCTTGTTAGCTTTTTTTTTGACTACAAAACAAACCTATCTTACCAGTTTAGCGCAATCTTTGAGCGAAGCAGCGAAGAGCCTAACCAGGACACAATTAGCGGGCGCTGGGGGTGGTATCATACCCTTAGCACTTTGGCCCAAGGTGATGTATTCAAAATTGAAGAGCTTACAAAAACGTACATAACAACTATACTACACCACCTAGCCTACTTAAATGACGTAGCACTAAAAGAGAAGAATACGGTATGATAACCTATAACAATATAATAACAGCGCTTAACAACTTCGCTACTAACCACTTTTTTATAAAGAGCTTTACTCACGGTAACGTAGAAGAAATGGACCTAAGTAAATACGGCCACTACCCACTTATGCACGTTAATTATACAGGCGCTAACTACGATGTAGGTATAAAAACTTACAGCTTTGAGGTATATATAATGGACCTACCAAGCGATAAGCTAGACAAGATAAGCTACCAGCGAGAAGTTATAAGCGATAGCGAGCAATGCGCTGAAGACCTACTAGCCGATATAGTGAACGGTGGTAATATATTTAACTTTGAATACCAGTACGAGCTTACCAGCGCTAGCCTTACACCACTAGAAGAAGAAACTAAGAACGTACTAGCGGGGGTAGTACTAGACCTGGGTATAACTATCCCCTACCAGTATGACAGCTGTAATGCCCCACTAGAAGGGGTAATACCTATAAGTGGCGGCCCTTGCCCCCCTGGTATAGTTAGAAATAGTAGCCTAAGCTATGAAGTAGAAATAAGTAGCGGGGCTACCTTTATTTTACCTGATATAACAGTAACACAAGTAAACGGCAATACAAGCACTAGCCCAGCTCAGGAAGGGGTAACTTGTGAATGGACCCCGATATTTTTAATAAACAGCGAAGAAACTATACTAGAAGAAGTACCTACCTACCCAGCTGGTAATAGAATAGTAGTAGATGATATAGAAGTAGAAGATGTAGACCAAACTACAAGGAATGTACCAGTAGGCCCCGTTATTTGTGAATGGAAAGATATAACAGTAGTAGACCAGGATAGTAATGTACTAGCTACAGCTACTACCTACCCTAGTGGTGGTGAGATAGAAATAACTATACCAGTAGTAGCAACTAGCCCAGCTATTATAAGCCACAGGCGGCCAAGCTATACTAGTATAAGTAGTGGCGACTATGCAGACCTATATACTAGCGGCTACTTTGATATTTACAACCCTAGCGGACCTATACAAATGGCACAGCTAGGAGCTGATAACTTTACCCTAGCTAGTTCTAATGTTTTTGGCAATACTTCGAGATACACCAGTACAGACGGTACACCCTCAGACGCTGGTACAGCCCGCTTTAGTAGCTATGGTACTGGGGTTTCTAATGTAGTGATAGACCACTACTACTATATAATGTGGTACAATACACCTATGGGAAGTAGTAGTACTACTTGGAATAACAGCCAGGCCGAAGTAGACAGCCTTAATAGTTCTAGCTTTGCTAGCCGAACTAACTGGATAGTGCCTACTAGGGATATGTTAAGCCTTAGCGCTTGCCCTAATAATAACGAAACTATACATACTAGCCCCAACCTTATAGAAGATACTGGTACTAGAAGATATATAACCTGTGAGCGCTTGCCGTATATAAACCAAGGCTATCAAGTATTTTTTAGTAATGGGGGCGAAAGTACACAGAGTTTAACTACTACGGCCAGCGGACAAAATAGAGTAATAGCCGCTTGCCTTTTAACTTTAGCAGAACTTCAAGCCTTGGTATAATGAGCGTAAAACTAAGAGAAACTATAAAGGTCCTTAACAAGTTCGGGGCTTATGCTGTAGAAAGCGCCCAGCTGGAACTAGGTACTAATAGAAAGATAAGGGGCCGAAAGGTAAGAAGGGTAGCTACAGGGGGGCTAAAGAATAGCTTATACCACAGGGTAAAGGTAAGGACCAATACTAAAGGAGCCGATAACTTTACGGTACTTTTTGGAAGTACTAAAGACTACGCTAAATTTATACACGAAGGGGTAAACGGTACAAAGGTAAAGCTAGGAGCGCCCTACAGCTTTAAAAGTAAATTTGTAAATATGGGAGCTGTGAGGGACTGGATAAAGAATAAACCTATAAGGCTGCAGAAGCCAGGGGGCGGCTTTATAGCGAAGAATGAAAAAAACCTAGATAGGGCCGTATACGCTATGTCTAAAAGTATAGCAGAAAAAGGTATAGTAGGCCTACCTTTTATGGACCTTGGAATACAAAGGGCGCTTAGAAAATATGATAAAATTATAGCGGACGCTGTAATAGAAGATACTATAAATAACGTAGAATGGCTATAACAATCACAGACCAGCCTAACCCCTTAACAGTAAAAGGGCAAAAGCTAATATATACAGCTACTAGCACAAATAGCGGGGCAACTAATTTTAAGTATATAGTAGAAGTACTAAACGGTGCCAGCACTTCTATAGCTAAGCTATATATACCACAAAACCCACAGGGGGTACTTATATTCGACCTAGCCGAAATAATTAGAGAAGAAGTAAAGGTAGATACTGAAGACTATGATAACCAGGGCCTAATACATACCCTACCAAATGCTAGCCTTAAATTTATGAGCAAGGCGGCAAGGGGTATAGACTACTACACTATACAAATAGGCGAAGTATACGGGGACCCTTTAGTAGAATATCTAGGGCTTAGCACTAGTAACAAGTATATAACTAGCGGGGCCTTACAAGCTAGAGAAGGCTATAAAAACCCCCTTACTAATTATATAGCTAGTAGTAGTAGTGTTAAAGGCTTTCTAACTGAAAGGCAAGCCAGCGTAAATAACACTATAGATAAGGACCTTATAGAAATTAGAACTAATGAGCTAGGCTATGGCAGCCTAGCGGTATGGAATGACAGTACAGTACTTTCTAGTACAGCTACACGGCTGAGGTATAGAATATACGATAGTACAGGGGCTTTATTTTTTAGCCAGGCTTTAACTTTTAGTACAGTATATGCTAGTGATACCCCAGGGTCCGCTACTATAAGCGCAAAGCTTACCTACTTTGGGGCCTTTCCTGGTAACATAAACGAAGCTAATCACCCTATAACAACGAAGCCTAGTACTGTACCTAACTGGAAGTATTATACCTGGGAGCTAATAGATAGCGGTAGTAGCCCTGTAAGCCAGGCTATTATATTCTTAAATACCCCTAACCCTTGTAAGCATAACCCAGTAACTTTAGCCTGGGCTAATAGCTTAGGAGCCTGGGACTATTTTAGGCTAGATGCTAGAACGGGTAGAACGATAACTACCACAGCAAAGAACTACCAAAAGACGCTAGGAGATTATAGTAACAGTACCTACAGCTTTAATACCTGGGACAGGCAAAGAGTACCCTACCAGGTAGACGCTAAACTAAGGTATAGCCTAAATAGTGAAAGCCTAACTAAAGAAGATACACAACTTCTAAAGAATGTAATAAAAAGTAAAAACGTAATGCTGTATATAGATGAAGCCTGGCTACCAGTAACTGTAATTACTTCTAGCTTTAGGTATGAAACTGAAACTATAAGCCGAAGGCTTACAGCATCTTTTGAAGTAGAACTAAGCCAGGTAGAACAATGCTAGAACTAAAAGTATATAAAGGTAGCGAAGAGTACTACCTAGAGCTTTACGAGAATGACCCAGTAAATATAACTTATCAATTTACGGACCTGACCGAAATACAAAGCGCTACGGGTAGCTTTAGCCAAAGCTTTAGAATACCAGCTACAGAAAAAAATGTAGAACTTTTTGGGGCCTTCTTTAACACCAATATAGTAGAAGGGTATAACCCCAAGGTAAAGCAAAAGGCCGAGCTGAGCTATAATACTATACCTATCTTAAAAGGCTTTATACAGCTTAAAAGCGCTTATATTCAAAACGAGGTATACGCTGACCTAGAAATAGTATTTTTTGGCGAAGCTGTAAATATGGCTAGGACTTTAGGCGATAAGAAACTAAAGGACCTGGACCTAAGCGCTTATAACCACACAGTAAGCTATAGTAATGCTGTAGCAAGCTGGGCGGGTAGCTTGTTCAGTGGTAATATACGGTACGGCCTTATAGATAAGTTCGGCTATAGTAACGCTGGGGGCGGTACACCTATAAACCAAAATAACCCAGTATACGCTGCAAGCTTTACCCCTTGCCTAAGAGTAGGTAGGGTACTAGATGCTATAGCAGAAGATAACGGCCTAACTTTTGAAAGTACCTTTTTAGCTACTTTGGATACCTACTATATACCCTTCTACAATGGAAAGGAATATATTATACCTGAAGCCACAGTAGAAAATACTACCTTTTTAGCTGGGCTAGATACAGATAACGTACTAACAGGGGTAAGTAATTACAGTACACCTATACCCCTTTCTAACTGGGATGATAGTACCAGCCCTTTCTTTGATAACAGTACACTATTCAACCCCGCTACTGGTTACTTTACCCCAGGCTATGACGGCACCTACAGCTTTAGCTTACTAGCAAATGTAACAGCTAGCGCTGGTAACACTACCTATACTAACCTTGCCTTGGGTATAAGGAATAACACTACAGGGGAGCTAGTGTACGGTGGCGCTAATAATTTTATAGTACCTGGCACTACTACCTTAGTAGCTGAAGTAACCGACCCTATACAACTAGTAAACGGTGATAACTACGAACTAGTACTACTTTGGGACAATGATATAGCAAGTAACCAAGTAACACTAGAAGCAAACTATAGTATACAGAATGGTACAGCCTGGGGGGTAGCAGCTCAGAGCCAGCCGCTATACGGCCAAAACTGTATAGTGGCTAATAATGCCCCTGATATAAAGCAGATAGATTTTTTAACTAGCCTACAAAAGCTATTTAACTTAGTCTTTATACCTGACAGCTTAGACCCTACTAAAATAAAAATAGAGCCTTTTAACGACTATGTAAGCGGGGGAGCTTTGAAAGACTGGACCGACTTAGTAGACTATTCAAAAGATGTAGTAATAAAGCCGACTACAGATATACAAAGCCGTAACTATGAATTTACCTACGATAAAGATAAGGACTTCATAAACAAGCTATACCAGGATAACGGTAAAAGGGTATACGGTAGATACCTTATAGAAGATAGTAACAACGATTTTGCTACAGGAGAAAATAAGGTAGTACCTAAAATGGGGGCCTTTCCTTTAAACACTATACCAGGTACCCAGCTACTACTTCATCAAAGCGTAGATAACAACGGCAAAATAATAAAGGAGCCGCTATGTAAAATAGTTTACTGGGGCGGGCTAATAAATGCAGACGGCCTAGTACTTTACAATGATAGCACAAGCGCCACAGTAGTAAGCACTTCTTACCCCTATATAGGCCACTATAGTACACCTTACCCAAATGTAACAGATATAGACCTAAACTACGGTAATGAGATACCCACTTACCCTATAGAAGCTAGCCCTTATAATAACATTTACAATACTTATTGGAGGAATTATGTAGACCAGCTGTATAGTAATGAAGCTAGAATACTAGAAGCCTATCTAGATCTTAAAAGCTCAGATATAGCTACACTAGAATACAGTAGTAGTATATGGCTTAAAGATAGCTACTGGCGGGTCCTAAAGATACAGTACAGCCCAAATAGTAAACAAGTAAGCAAAGTAACTTTTATAAAGGTCCTGGATAGTGTTAGGGCTTGTGATGAGGTACCCTACCAAAGTAACCAGGGCGGCCTTATTACTTTCCAAAATGCAGACGGTAGTACAACTATATCGCCTTCTAGGGCTTGCTGTGAAAGGTTCGGCTATACATATATAGGTAGTAACTGTTACCAGGTATTCAATGATGAAGAAGGCCAAATAGTAAGACCAGGTAAAACTATAGGCTTTGCAAGTTCAACTATTAAAGCTAATGTACTAGGAAATGGATATAATGTAAACGCTAAAAGCGGGGCTAGTGGTGGCCTTTTTGGTGATAACATAACCCTAGAAAGATTTGCTAATAATGCCCTTGTAAGTGGCGAAGATATACAGATAGATAGCTTTAGAAATATAGTAGCTAGCGGTAGTAATACTTATGCTTGGATAGAAGGTATACACAGGGGCGCTGGCTGGTGGTATGAAGACTTTAAAAGCGGTAATAAAGGAGCTTATCAAAGTGGTAGTATACCTTTTATATATAAAGGCAATTTAGCCAAAAGTTCTAGCGTAGAATTATTTATAGAAGGTAAGCTAAATAACAGGCTAAGCCTACCCAATGAAGTAGGGCTAGCTTGCCGCTTTGAAATATCTATAGGTACTATAAATCCGGCTACAGGTAGAATGGATAAGGCCCAAATGTATGTATTTATAGATAACTTTAGAAAGAGTAATAATATAGCTTATAGCGCCTTTGGAGTTCACAGTAACCCCCCAGTACACGAAGCGGGGGACTTTACTACAAATGCTATGCACCTGGATATAGATACTACCACAGATACTACACAGCACAGAATAGAACTACATAACCAACATGAGAATTTAAGACAACAAGTACAGATACTATGCAGAATAGACTATACAATGACAAGGCTATAATAGAAGCTATAGATATACTTATAAAGCAAAAAGTAAAAAACCCTATACCTAGGTGGTATAAAAGCCTAGACTTTATACTAGCGGCTATCTTTCTTATAGGTTATATGGCTATAATTGTTATAGTACTAAAGGCTATACTATGAATAAAAAGAAGGTTATAATAGAGTTTGACGCTAATACAGGCGAGGTAGTAGGAGCTATAAATAAAGTAAATGAAAGCCTAAAAGAAACTAAAGAAGCTACAGAAGAAGCTGGCGCTAGTTTTGGCGAGCTAGAAGGCTTAGCCGATAAGTTTAGCGGGGGCCTTATAGGTGGCTTTAAGGGGGCTATAAGTTCGGCCAGGAATTTAGCCAAAGGTATGACAAGCTTAAAAGCCGCTGTAGCTAGTACTGGTATAGGGCTTTTAGTAGTGGCTTTAGGAGCTTTATATACCTGGATGCAGACAAGCGAGAAAGGCGCTAAGACCTTAGCCAAAGCTGAGATGTTTACCCAGGCCTTTTGGAAAGTTCTAACTGAGCAACTAGATGAATTTATAAGTAATGACCTTACAGCCTTCTTTGAAGACCCGCTGGCTGGTATTCAAAAGTTTGGTACAATGATTAAAACCTATGTACTAGACCAGGTAAATAATATAGTAGAAGGCCTAGGCTTACTAGGTGAAGCTATAGGCTTACTATTTCAAGGCGAGTTTACACAAGCCGCTGAAAAAGCCAAAGAAGGAGCGCTTATGTATGCTGAAGGGGTAGCAGCTTTCTTTCCACCTACGGCCCTTATGGTAGCTGAGCTTCATATTTTAACCCCACTTATAGAAAAAGCTGGAGAAGAAATGGCCAAGGCTATGGAGAAAGCCGAAAGCCTAGCAGAAATACAGTTTATGCTGGTAGAAGCTACTAAGGCCTATACAGTAGCAAGCGCTGAGCTACAACAGACTATAGACCTAGAGCAGAAAATAATAGACGATACTACCCGAAGCTATGAAGAAAGAACAGAAGCACTAGAAAGGCAAAGTAAAGCGCTAGAAGATAAGGCTAAGCTGGACCTACAGCAAGCCAAGCTACAAGAAAGCGCACTAAGGCAAGAGATAGCTATAACAGCAAACTTTGAAGAAAGGAAAGCCAAAGAGCAAGAGCTAGCAGAAGCTATAGCTGAAAGGATAGACAAAGAAACCCAAGTACAGCTAGTAGAACTAGATAACGCACAAAAGAGAAGAGAAATAGACCTAGAAGAGCTAGAAAGAAAAAGAAGTATAAACCAACAACTAGAAGACCTAAGAGTAGAAAATATACAAAGCGAAAGGGACCAAATAATAGAACAGGCCGAACTAGATAGGGAAAGGGCGCTACAGGAACTAGAACTACTAAGAGCTAGCGAAGAAGAGAAGGCTAATATAATGGCTGAGTATAGAGAAGCCGAGCGTATAGCTTTGGCTACTTTTGATGCTGAGCAAGAAATTAAAAATAAAGAACTAAGAGAAAAAGAACTAGAGCAAGAAAAAGCCCTACAAGATGCTAAGATAAGTATAGCTAAAAGTACAGTAGCTGGTATAGCTAGCCTGGGGGAGTTCCTGACTGAAACAGGCGCTATAAATGCTGAAAAAGGTTTTAAGGTAAGTAAAGCTTTAGGTATAGCTCAGGCTACTATATCAACTATAGAAGGGGTAGTAAACGCTTTAACAGCTAAGAGTACTATACCTGAGCCTTTCGGCCAGGCGCTTAAAATAGCAAACGCTACAAGTATAGGGCTTGCTGGCGCTGTAAATATAGCTAAGATAAAGGCTACTAAATTCGAAGGCGGCAGCCCTAGCCCTACAACCCCTAGCGCTGGCGGTGGCGCTAGTTCTTTTGGTGGCGGGTCTATAGGTCCTAGTATAGATTTTAGTTTTCTAGAACAAGGCCCACAACAAAATACAGTACAAGCCTATGTACTAGAACAAAATGTTAGTAATAGCCAGGAAGCTAACCAGTTAATAAAAGACCAAGCTAAACTATAAAATAATGAAAATAGTAGAATATATAGTAGACGATGAAGAGCAAAACGAAGTATACGCTATAAGCCTGGTAGACCAGCCAGCTATAGAAATGGACTTCATACACTTCAATAAAGAAGAGCAAGTAAAGTACCAAGCTATAGACAATGAACAGCGTATACTATTAGGCCCTATTTTAGTACCTGACAAGCCTATATATAGAAAGCAAGGCGAAGAAGAATGGTATGCCTATATGAGCAAAGAAACTGTAAAGAAGGTAGCCTATAGATACCTTACCCAAGGGTATAGCGGTAACACCACTATACAACACGAAGAGCCAGTAAAAGGGGTATACCTAGTAGAAAGCTGGCTAAAAGTAGGCAAAGATAAAAGCGAAGAGTACGGCCTAGACCTACCTATTGGTACCTGGGTAGGAGCCTTTAAAGTAGATAACGATACTATATGGCAAGACTTTATAAAGACAGGCGAAATAAAAGGCTTTAGTATAGAAGGTTATTTTAGCCGCAAAGCTGAAGAGCTAGCAAAGGCTACAGTAAAGAAAGATAAGCGCTATAAAAAGGGTACGAAGGTAGAAATGGAAAGCTATATAGACTACCCCGCCCAGGTTAAAGAAAATGCTAAAAAAGGTATAGAGCTTAACCTACAAGTAGGTAATAATTGCGCTACACAAGTAGGTAAAGTAAGAGCTAGACAGCTAGCAAAGGGCGAGCCTATAAGCCTGGAAACAATTAAAAGAATGTACAGCTATTTAAGTAGGGCCGAACAAGACTATAACCCCGAAGATATAGAAGCTTGTGGTACTATAAGCTACTTACTTTGGGGCGGTAAGGCTGGCTTAACCTGGAGCCGAAATAAACTAATAGAGCTAGAAGTAATAGAGCTAATAGAAGCAAATAGCCAGGAACTTGTAAAAGAGCTAAAAAGCTTGTTATAATACTAAATACTTTTATAATGGAATTGAAAGAAAGAATAAATACTCTTTTCAAAAAGTATGCGGTTAATCTTAATGCTAGCGAGCAAAATACTGAAACAAAACCAGCAGAAGAAGCGGTAAAGTTTATGGTAGAAGGCAAGCTAAAAGACGGTACTATGATTTATTCAGATGCTGAAGAATGGGTACCAGGGGTTAATATATATATACTTAACGAAGAAGAAGAGAAAATAGCCGTACCTACGGGAGAATACGAGCTAGAAGACGGTACTATAGTAGCTGTTACTGAAGGGGTAGTAGATGCTATTAAACCAGTAGAAGAAGTAGTAGAAGAAGAGCCAGCCGAAGAAGTAGAAGCTAGCCAAGACTACACTAAAGAAGATGTACTTAACCTTATTGAAAAAGCCGTAGATGCTTTGCGAACTGAGTTTAGTACACAGCTTAAAGCGAAAGATAAAGAGATTGAAACGCTCAAAGCAGAATTTAACCACCAGGGACTACCAAAAGCTGTAGCACTTAAAAAACAACTAAATAAAGAGGACTTTTTAAAAATGTCCACTAACCAACGTATAAGCGCCTTATACCAAAAATATAACTAAGAAATGGCAAATTCACTTAATATAGATAACAGTAGCTACGAGGGAGCTTTAGCTTTACCTTATGTAGCGCCAGCAATTTTAGCAGCTGACAGTATAGCACGTGGCTATATTACTGTAAAAGAAAATGTAAAATATAAAGCGGTACTTAAAAAGCTTAGCGGTTCTAGTATTGCGCCAGCTGGCTGTGATTTTACGGCTACTGAAGATGCGCTTACTTTGGCTGAAGCTATACTACAGCCTACAGAGCTTATGAGCAATGTACAGCTTTGTAAGAAAGATTTTAGACAAGACTGGGAAGCGATGCAAACGGGCCAGGGCTTTATTAATGATGAGGTACCAGCTAATTTTGAAGCTTTCCTTTTGCAATACCTAGCCGCTAAAGTAGCTGAATCTATCGAACGTAATATGTGGCAAGGGAACTATGACGGAGAAATAGCGGGTTCTGCACCTTATACCAATTTTGACGGTATTATGAAAAAGGTAGTAGACGGTACCCCAGGTTTTGAAGACCTAGTAACAGGGGCCTTTACTGGTGATGCAGCAGCGGGTACTGGTATTATTACCCACTTAAACACCTTAGTAGGTGGCTTGCCTGATGTTTTAGCTAATAGCGATAACACCAAAGTAATGATGAGCAAAAAGAGCTTATTCTTATTGCACCAAGCTTTCGCTAGTATAGGCACAGCTGGCGGGTATGCACCAGCCGTAGGAGCTGAGCGCCCAGCTACTTACTTGGGCTTTGATATTATTACCCCAGCTGGTTTTGCTAATGATACATTGCTAGCGGCTGAAGTTAGCAACTTGTTCTTTGGAACGGACCTACAAAGCGATTTTAACCAAGCGGTAGTAGTAGATATGACCCAAACGGACGCAAGCGATAACGTAAGAGTAGCAATGCGCTTTACTGGTGGTACACAAGTAGCCTTTTTAGGTGATGTAGCCACAGTAAGAAGACAAGCTTAATAATAACCAAGACAGGGGGCCTAAAAACCCCCTTTCTATAATATAAAATATATGTCTTGCGATATACAAAATGGAAGGGCTTACCCTTGTAAAGACGCTATAGGCGGTATAAAAGAGGTACTTTGGGTTAAGCATAGTAGCGTAGACTATGGGGCTATTGCAGCTGGGGCGGTAAGCGATGTAGATACAGCGCCTTCTACAGGCGGAAGTATAACTTTTTATCGCTGGGAGCTTTCTAAAAATAGCGGTAGCTTTCAACAAAATGTACAAAGCTCAGTAGAAAACGGTACCGTATACTACGAACAAGTTTTGACTATCCAAACACCAAAGCTAAGCGCTGCAGATAACGCAGAACTAGCTGAAGTATTAAAGAATAGACTATCTATAGTAGTTAGGGACAATAACGATAACTACCACGTAATGGGATACGCTACTGGCGCTGAAGTTACAGGGGGTAACTTTGGTACTGGAACAGCTAAAGGGGACCTTAACGGCTATAACTTGGTATTCACAGCAGAAGAAAAAGTACCAGCGCCTTTTGGCCCTGACTTTACAGACGCTACAGTAGTAGGAGCCTTTACAGCTACTACGACTATTAGCCCTGGATACTAATAAATTTGTTTTAATTTAGGTAAGGTGGGGGCGGGCTTTTTTATGGGCTTGCCCCTTTTTTTGTTCAACTATGATAGAACTACTACCCAATACTAGCGGCCAGTTTATTTACTTGACCTTAAAAGAGAAGGCTAAATATATAAGTAGTGAATACTACCTAATAGAAATAGAAGGCGAATTTACCAGGAAAAAACGCTACTTTGTAGCTGATATAGTTATAGATAACGAGCGCTACACTAAAATAGCTATAGATACAAGTACAGAAGCCCCTACTAGTGGTAATTTACTTATAAGTGAAACGGGCCAGTACTGGTATAAAGTTTACGGCCAGGATAGCGCCACAAATTTAGACCCTAATAATACAGTAGGCGAAATAGAAAGGGGGGTACTTCACGTCTTAACACAAGAAGTATACTACAACTTACCTACTATTACCTTACCTGACAATATAGTTTACTATGATTGAAAACATAAACCTGGGAAAGTATACAGAGCCTAGCTACCAAGAAACACTAAACCGTAGCGGCTGGGTAGAATATGGTAAAGACAACTTATTCCCTAACTACCTTATAGACCTTTATAATAGTAGCGCTGTACACCACGCACTAGTAGATAGTATAGCCTATATGATATACGGCCAGGGTATACAACTTACAGGCGAAGCACAGCTACAAATAGAAGCCTGGGGCCTAAATGAAGAAATAAGAAAGGCTTGCCTGGACCTTAAACTACAAGGGGGCTACTATTTACAAGTAAGCTACAGCCTGGATAGGTCCTATATAAAAAGCGTAGAACACATACCCTTTGAATATATAAGAGCTGGGGCAATGCAAGAAAACGGTACAGTACCCTACTACTACCACTGTTTAGACTGGGAGAACTACAGGAAAGTAGGAGTAACCCCTATATGTTCTTTCGATGTAAAGAAAAAGAACGACCACCCAGTACAGATAGTAGCCGTAAAGCCTTTTAGTATTGGGGCTATTTACTACCCTAAGCCTGACTATATGGGAAGTATAAACTGGATAGAAATAGACAAGCAAGTAGCTATATACCACAATAACAACCTTAACAACGGTATGGCCCCTTCTATGGCTATACACTGGAAAAATGGGGTACCACCTAAAGAAGAAAGGCGGCAAATAAGGCAAGATATAGAAAGGCAAATGACAGGCGCCCACAATGCGGGCAAGTTCTTTATGACCTTCTCAGACGGTGCCGACCAGGCCCCAAGTATTGAGCCTTTCGATTTGAGCCAGGCTAGCGAACAGTACCAATTTTTGAGCGAAGAAAGTACAGCCAAAATAATGATAGGCCACAGGGCCACTAGCCCAGCCCTTTTTGGGGTAAAGACAGCGGGACAGCTTGGGGGTACTGAAGAGCTGAAAACAGCTAGCCAGTTATTTAATAGTAATGTTATAGAGCCTTACCAGTATCTTATTATAGATACTATAAAAATGCTACTAAGACAAAACGATATAAATACTACTATAAGCTTAGTAAGCAATAACCCTATGTTACCTACTGAAGGAGCTGACATAGAACAATCTTTTACGGGTATACAAATTAGTAGCGCTGTAGATATTATCACCAAAGTTAAACTAGGTGAACTTAACGCTACACAAGCGGTACAGCTTTTAGTATCTATGTTAGGATTCTCAGAAGAAGCGGCCAATAATATATTCAAAGAAGAAATAGAACTAAGTAGCCAAAAAAAAAAGCCTTTCCTAAGTGAAGAAGAAGGTAATACCTGGCTAAGCTATTTAGAAGCTGTAGGCGAAAAAATAGACCTTGAAGAATGGGAGCTAATAGAAGAAACTAAAGTAACCGATAACGAAGAAGAAGCAAAGCTAAACCAGGAGCCAGTAAAGTACTTTAAAAGATATGCAGACCCTGACCTTAAAAGCTTAGTAGATAGCGGGCTATATAAGGTAAGGTATAGATACAGCCGTAATATAAGCGATAAGAGCCGCTCCTTTTGTAAAAATATGGTAGCTAATAGTAAGGGCGGGGTAGTATATCGCTATGAAGATATAATAGAAATGGGCCAAGCTGGGGTAAATAGCGAGTTTAGCCCAAGGGGGCAAAGCACATACAATATATGGGAATGGAAAGGGGGCGCTTATTGTCATCACTATTTCTATAGACAAGTATATGTAAGAAAAAGAGATAAGGGCCGATTTTTACCTAATGAAGGCCTAGACAATGACAAAGAAATAAGTACTAGTGAAGCTAGAGTAGCTGGCCTACCTTTTAAAGATAAAGACCTAGACTACGACCAAGCTAACACTAGGCCGATAGATACACCAAATAGAGGTAAACTAAATTAAGATATGCAAGAAGTACTTTTTATAAATGGCGACTATATGAAGCGATATAGCCACCTAAACGGCTCAGTAGAAGAAAGCTATATAGTTAGCCACCTTTTACTAGCTCAGGATAAGTATATACAA